TTGGGCATGAAGCCTAATCCGTTGCTTATTTGTATAGTTTGAAGTATCCAAATCTGCCGCTTCGAAATCAAATTACCAATATTTTAAAGAACTTTGATTGTTATATATCGCAAATGTAATAAAATTTCGCATGTTTAGAAGAATTTCCTCGAATTTCTAATCTATTAGACCTGCTTTTCCAAGCTTTTCATAATAACGTGGATCTTCCTCTAGATGGTCCATAGCGATTTCCATCGCAACATCTTCATTACCTGTATGCTCAAGCTCGACAGAAATTCCTATCTCTAATTGTTTAGTGAGTATGGTATACATGTCATCTATCTTTTCTTGTGAAGTTGAATCACTGGAATCATCATAAGAATGTTTTTTAGCTATATCAATTAGGCTCATTCCTGAAGATTTTCCCCCAGCTATTTCCTCTGATGCACTTTCATTAATAAATTCTCTGTATTTTTTAATCGACATTATTTTTAATTCAGATATTCAAGTATAAGCCCTTTCGGGATAACCCCGCTCTTTCTATTAACTTCTTCCCCATTTTCAAAAAATAAAAACGTGGGAACAGATCTAATACCAAACTTCTCAACAAGATCACGATTTTTGTCAACATCAACCTTGTAAATTTTACCCTCTCCTAAATCAGTTTCTGCACTTTCCAACACTGGGTTCATTGCTTTACATGGGCCACACCAGGTTGCATAGAAGTCTATCATGCATTTTTCTGATGATGAGATAGCTTGATCGAAATTTTGACTATTAAGTTCTGACATTTTTTTCCTGTTATATTTATTTTAATTGGTGATTTTTTAAGTGCATTATTTTATATCTATCTCAAAAAAGATCAGAGATTATGTTTTCCTTAAATCTAACTATTTTGTATTCTTTGTATCTTCTGTCGATAGAAACAACAGAATTAATCAGATCAAAATACCCATCGGGTATCAAAGAATTTTCCAGCGAAATTGAAATTTTTTGATCTTCCAGTATATACGTGGATTCTATTTCATCTTGATGGATTATTATATTTTCTAATTTGGTATTAGATTTTTTTATTTTCCCGTTGTTGACTTTTTCTAGGTAAGCAACTATTTCTATTAGCTGATCTGGAGATGTTTTAATAGAATCTATGTAATTTGATACCTCACAAGTATAGCTCTTCCAATCTATCTCAGAAACATAGAAGAAATTTGATTTGGAATAAAGGGTTTCTTTAATGTATTCAAGAAGATTTTCGTCTCTGTAGGTTACTAATGAACCCTTATCAAAATCTTGGAAAGGAGAAACCTTGAAAACAATCTTGTAATGCATCTATCATTTTTTATATTATATGATCAATTCAATCCAAGTTTTCTTCTGTTCTGGAAAATTTATGACCTATAATATAAAATTTAGTATTTGGGAATATAGATCCCAGATGAGAGGATTCGTCCTTCCCTCCCTTTTTAGAATTAGTGTTGTCGGAAAATATAAAAAATTCCCCCGGTTTTAATTCATAATCCCCAACTTTTCTAGATTCTACAAAAGTGTTAAAAAGCTTTTTCTCCGTATCGTCAAGTGAAGAGAAATTAGTAACCTCTATTATTGTATTCCTGAATTCCTCTGAATTTTTAGAAAGTATTTTATTTAGGTCAGAAATCAAAAAATCTGCAGAAAATGAATCAATCTTTGAGCAATTAAATATACAGTAGGAATATTTCTTACCCCCCGCGATTATGTTTCCGCTTTCGTCTTCCTCGAATCCATAGGCTTTCGATTCTTCATGAAACTCAGACATCACATAAAAAGGATTTGATGAATTTACAGAATTAAAAATATACAGAGGTTGATCGTCGCCTCTTTTTATTTTTTCGGACATCCAATTAAAAAAAGATTGGGTATTAAAATTCAATATTTCCGGCCTCAATACTTTTTCTTTTTGTTCATCTCCGCCAATTACACTTTTTACAAAGTCTTCTATAAAATTTCCTTCATTTAAGAAATTCTTATATCTCTTCATTTTTTTCATAGTAACTTATATATTCTCTAGGAAATCTTAGAACCCCACTTTTCTAGAAATATTTGATGACTTCCGCTTGTCATGTCATACATTTCAGGGTCAGATAAAACATAGGGTCCAGTTTTTCCGATGTCCTTATCATGATGTATTACAACGGAAGAAGTAACCAAGCAGTGTTTAATTTTTTTAAAATATAATGTTAGAGAATAATCATTATCAGAAAACCAATGGGTAAACCTTTCGTCAAGATCTCCTATAGATTCGTATATTTCTCTCTTTTGAAAAATACACCATCCCGAAATATGTTTCCTTATCTCGTATCCGATCAAATTTCCTGTATGCGGATTTATTCCGTATTTCGGCTGGGTCATAGTACATATCGGAGAGAACGAAAGAATATCCGGATCGTGTTGAGCAACGTTTAATATTTCAGAAGCCCATCCCTTAGTAAAATACAAATCATTATTACAAAGACAAACATATTCGGAAGTTCCTAGTTTTCTTCCATAATTCATAAACTTGTGGTATCCATATGGTTTAGGAGGATCATAAGTTTTAGTATTTGGAAGGTGATCCCACGAAACATCTTTCTGCGATTCTAAAACTATAATATTAAAAAGATCACTTGAATTTGATTCGGAATCCAGAATGGATTTTATACATCGATCGGTATAAAAATAAAGCTCATCATTATAAGCATAACTCAATATAATTACATCAATCATCTTTTAGCTTCTTTTCTTTTTAATGTCGTTGATGTCCCTCAAATCCCCAGATTGACAGTAATAAAAGCTTTCTTCCCATTTCTTTTTGCCTACATAATCTCCGACATTAAAAAACATTCCATCTTGAATTATTCTTTTAAAATCATCTATGGTAATATACCCAGCTATGTCCATACTAAATCGAACACCATCTAAGGATTTATAAATTTTATCGATCCCAGGATCGTCATCTCCGCTTATGTTCAAAAGATTGTCTAGGTTTTGTCTCATTCTGCAGAGAAAAAAAGCTTTGTATGTATAATCTGGAATTCCTTTCTCTGTGTAAATATATCCACCTTCCATATCCCATTCATCCTTATTTAAAAGTAAAAGATCTGAAAAATGATACGTGGTCTTTACTGATAACTTTTTGGTTACGTCATTACCTTCTGAGTCTTTAGTGATGATAAAAAGATCACCGTCGTCCCATTTACCCTTTCCAAGAACAGTAAGATCTGGATATTTAACTTCGTGACCGAGAGACAACAAATGCTTATAAAGGGCAAATTCCCCCAATTTTCCTTTGAGTGCATTCTTGAATTTGGTTGATTTGTCTCTTTTGTTTGATTTTAGGTATCCAGATCCCCAGCATAATTGATAGGCATGATCTATACATTCTATTGCATATTCGTTAACATTAATTTTGTCCTTGTAATGCTTTTTTGAAACCACAGAATATTTTCCGTCGGATACTATTTTTAAAGGGTTAAATTTTTTAGGAGATACCAATTGAATCACTATTTGCCTTTTATACTGACAAATTTAAAATAATTTCTCCATGAAAAGAAATGCAGATTAATCCTCCGCTATTGACCCGTCTTCTTCGAATTTAATATCGTTGATTTCTATAGTGTCGATGATGCCACCATCCTCGAACTGAGCATCTATATCATTAGAAATACGGGTTAAAACCCGATCCATGTGGTCACTAAACTTTCTTTCGGCTCTATTGCAGTAATTGGTTAGAAGATCCTCGGATTCTTCTCCGTATTCAGCAATCATAGAGTCTAAATCCTCTATTTCAAATACTATAGTGGTATTACTTTTACCGGAACTTTTGAACATATAGTAAATATGAGGACGGAATGCTGCAGGTATTTCTAACCATCTAAGAAAAAGATTATCATTACTGATGTCAATTGCGTTTTCACAGTGTAAATAGTAATTAGGATCTTGCTTCCCTATAAAATAGATGTCCTTTCTTAGATTTTGGATCATGAACCTATTCCCATTATCCTCGTAATAATCATCTCCGAAAAGTTTTTCCATTTCTTCATGAGGTGGCTCAAAAAGTGAATCATCATCGATTACCCAAGAAGCAACATCGTCACCCCCATATCTACCAGAGTACTTTTCATTCCTTACGTTATCCAGAGCTGATGTTTTAGCTTTAGAACTAAGTTCATCAAATTCCATATATTCAAAAAGGTGTCTCATTAGTAATTAACTGGATAATTTCCTCCACTGTAAGTTCTTTGAATGACGTTCCATTGTTTAAGAGATGCTCTACCATTATTTTTTTCTATCGTATCTAGAACTTTCCAGACATAGTCGACCTCCCTAGCGGGTCTTAATCTAAAAACCTGACGATAATGTGCAATTTGCCCAGGATTTAAAATTTTATAATCTTTTGGATTATAATTTGTATCATATGTGGGTTCGAAGCTTTCGTATATCTTTAGATGTCTCATAACTTATATATTCCCATTAAGGCAAGCTTTCAAAAGCTTTTTTAATATCTGAGCATGTTTCATAATCCTCAATCTCTATCATTTTAGAAATAGCCTTTTCTAAAGCTTTTCTCCATTTACTTTTGGGTATTGAAAAAATTTGAACATCCTCCCCTGACTGTATTTCAAAAAGATCAACGCTGTTTCTATCCCTTTCTATACCATATAAAATACCCCTAATGATTTCATACACCATTTCAACGTCTTGGGTTGTTAATATTACATCGCTGCCCAAATCATTTCTTTCAATCTTAAATCTCCGAATCATTCTAGCCATATGAAGATATCATAGACTATTTATCGGAATTTCTCCTATTTCATCCACCCTTGTTATAACTGATTCCCAGTCTGGATATTCCCCTGAGAAAATTCTGATCCAAATTCCTGAAAAAGATCTTTGGTTTGCGTTTTCCTCATCATCGATAAGAATTCTTCCCTTTAACAAACTCTTGTCCGGACAAAGTATAAGTTTCTTTTGAAAGTCGTAACCGAAATTTTTTCTTACCCACAAAGCTTTATCGCTATATGATTCTATGTTTCTAAAGGAAGGACGGCTGAGAAACCAGACATCAAATTTACTTGACAGATAGAAAACAGATTCTATTGATTTTTCTATTGGATCTAGATTAGAAAAAAATCCAGGGGATGACCAGGGATATTTGTAAACTAGACTTCCCTCTTTACTTTCGTTATTTGATCTAAACTCCTCTACCGCCTTTTTTAAATCACAAACAGTACCATCAAGATCTACATAAATTCTCACGGCTATATTTATCTTAAAATTAAGGAATTTTGTCTAATAAAACAGCATTCCTAGCAAGATCCAAATCACTCTGCGTGTCTATACAAATTGATTCTTGATAACACATAACATATCTCAGTGAAAATCCATTTTCCATCCAGGCAATTTGCTCTAAAGAAGAATTTAGAGATTCCTCTGTTGGTTTTATTTTTTCTATCTCTGACAAATCATCAAACATGAACCCATAGATTCCAACATGTTTTAGACAATTTTCGGAATTTCCAAAAAAAGGACTTCTAGTAAACGAAATTATTGCGTCGTTACTATCATGTATTAATTTTACTGAATTTCTATTTCTTAAATGAAT